TGAAACAACAGGGGGATAGGTGCTTTAAACAATATTAAATAAACTGAACTATCTTTATAATATGTATATAATAGATGACAGTAATAAATAAACTAAGGAGGAAGTAAAATGAGGTTACTAGAAAGCAGACCACACCAGAGTCATTTTTCTGGTCACGAACCTAAAAGCCAGAGAACTCATATACTTAATGAGGAACGCTCTTACGCTGAGGATAGAAACCCTTTTTATGTAACTGGAATATGTGGAGTTAATTTTAGGGCATACAATAAAGATGATGCTCCTGAACTTAATGAAGATAATTTCAGCCGAGTTAATTGTAAAAGATGCCTAAACAAAATTAAGTAAGAACCTAAGCTAAAAAGAAAATCCCTTGTAAATTCAGGGGATTTTTTTTATACCCATAAGCCCACGATAGAGAACCATAGAGAGAAGTAAGACCTATATGGATATGTATATATATGATGACATATAAAACGATTAGAAACGATTTAAAGGCATACAATATATGGTAGATATAAAAGAGGTATTCCCTAGCACATTTGTAAAGTTATATGTACAAAAATAAATAAAATAATAAAAAGAAATTGATATAAAATTATTAGATGTATATTGTTATTTACATGAATAAACAAACTAAGGAGGAGGTCATAAATGACTTTTAAAAAAGATGCGAGTAGTACTTACGGAAGTATAAGACTAACTGATGAAGAAGGAGACTTGCAAAAAAAGGAAGTACTGGAGCAAGGAACATTTTATAAATATGAACTTTGTAACCAGTCAAGTAAGAGAATTGCTTTTCCTGTTGAGTTATCTTATAGCTATGACTATTTTGCCAATAGAGATGGTGAGAAAGAGCATACTGTTTGGAACTTAAGGACTAGCAACCAAGGTAGTGGCATTGCTTTAGGTGGAGATGAAGTAATCTACACATTAGACAATATGATTAAAGTGCTGAAAGATATGAGAGATATGGTAAAAGCAAATCCGAATCCTGTAACTGATTACGGCATAGCTTTGGATAAAAAAGATAAAGAGAAAGAAAATGTATAAACAAACTAAGGAGGTGGCAGAAATGCCTAAGACTAAATTAAATTCTACTGGTTCATTAACTAGCAGAATAGAAAACGGAATAACTAAATATTATTCATATGCAACCTGCATAGGATATATCAGCTTAAGTGGAAGAGTCGTATTAATTGGAGAACATTTTTCAGTTACAACTTCAAGACACCTAAGCATATTAAGAGATAAGCACGGACTAGATAAAGGTGATACGTTTGAAGTTGATGCTTTTAAAAAGAGAGCTGAACTAGATAACGTGAACGTAGTAGGAGGATGGATATTCTAATGGCTAAAACAAAAATAGATTACGTAGATTATATAATTGCCTATGAGAGTGGAGAGCTAGACCATAAAAAGACTTTAGAATTGTTCAGCCATTTAGTAGGTAATGGTCAAGCATGGTCATTGCAGGGTCATTATGGTAGGACTGCTAAAGCATTAATAGATGCAGAACTATTAGATAAAGATGGCAAAATAAATTGGAATAAATTTAATGAGTTGGTGGATTAATGAGAGATAGAAATAAAATAGATTCATCTAAGCATACAAGAAAAAAGAATCTACTACCTGCACTTGATAAAGCATTAGATTATCTTGATGCAACTACTAACTGGATTGCTAAGAATCCTAAAGAAGTAGATTACGATTGTTGTGGTAGTTGTATCTTCGGAAGTAGTCAATTCAATGATGAGAATAAGCCGAGAGTTACCTATAACATACAAGACAAAGACAATTATAGACAAGCATACAAAGAGAACCGAGAAGATGAGGTATGGTCTTACTTAGGAATTGAGGAGCATAGAGGAGAATACTTATACCTCCAACACTATGCACCAACTCATAAGGATTACCTAAAATTGATTGAGGTTCTTAATGAGCATGGTATATATGCTGATTGGAATTGGTCTAGTGAATCTAAGATACTTGTAGTCTTAGATAGGTTCAAAGATTCTGCACCAATAGGAGTAGAATAATGGGAATTAAAAAGTCTAACTATGATGAAAACAATTTAAAGCCATACAAAATAGTGGTCAAGTTTGATGCAACTAATCAAGCTGATGCAGAGGATTTTGTAAACGACATGAATCCAAAAGATTGGCTAGAACATTTAGAGGAGAATATAGAAGAAGATACCTTAAGCGAATGGCTAGATACAGAGGAGATAGATAAGTGTTGTATAGCATTGTTTGGACATACTAACTGGAAGTTTGTAGAAGATGAAGATTCACACATAACAGTTAAATTTAATGTAAAGGAGGATATAGAAGATGGGTCCTGAATTACAAACGTTAAGCATAGGATTAACAACTTTAGTTATATGTTGGTTACTGCATAGCACTACTGACATAGCTTACTGGATTGGATTAAAGCAAGGACCAAGAACGTTAGAGTGTACGTATTGCAGTTGGGTAGGTACTCCTGCTAAAGCAATAAGGAACTTAGGAGATGATTCAGTTCCTACTTTAATGTGTGCTAACGAATGTCAATTACTAGGAGAAGATGACTTAGAAATACAGAACGTTATGGCAACTGATTTAGGTCAAGATGCAGATGGTCAAGCGTTGTGGTGGCATGATGAGAAGATAACAAGAGAAGTATGGAGGAATAAATAATGTTTATATGTGAAGTATGTAACATAGGCACGGATAGAGTGGGAAGAAGTGCGTGGAGTGTAGAAGTATCTGGACATAGGAAGAAGTTATGTCGTGATTGCTACAAAATAGCAGAGAACATATAAAGAAAGAGAGGAATAAATAATGGAAGATAAATATGTTGATTTACAAGTAACAGTAGTGAGTGAAGCTACTTTTAATGTTGTTAGTAAAGATGATATGTTTAGCATAACCAAGAAAGCACAGGAACTATTAAATGAAAATCAAGCAGGTATTTGTTTTACTATTAAAGAAATAGATATAACAGGTACAAGCCCAAGAGATTTTGATAGCACAATTTATGCTGATGGTACGCCTAGACAATGACAGAAAGTCTTTGTATTGTATGCAATTCAAAACCAAAAAAATCAGTAGGTTTTGCAATAGTAGAACAAGTATTAGTTTGTTGTGGAGATTGTATTCCAACATACGAAAAGCAAGTAAAAGAAAGAGAGGAATAAATAATGGATATTAAAGTAGAAAAAATAACTTTATTAGTATCAAGTGATTCAGGTAATCAAACATTTGATAGGATAATATCTATGGTGCAAGAAGGAGAATTAATGGGAGAATATAAACTCATTAACTACGAAAATCCTACTGAATACGCATTGATACAAAGTAAACACGAAAGTTAGAGAGGAATAAATAATGGCTAAAGAATACTGGATTAAATTTAATAACAAAGAATTTAAAAAGAATCCTAATCTAGTGAGAGATAAGCTAACAGATTTAAGATTCAAAGATATAGAAAAGGATTTAAACTAACCCCCCTTAGTTGCACGTTGACTGGAGGTATTAGCCCTTACCTCCAGCTACGTGTTTATATATTAAGAAGAAGAATAGGAGGATTTAATTAAATAATGTTTAGTATTGTTGACATTAAAATAACGAACAGTATATAATTAAACCATAGATTACATAGGAGAGCTATGATATATCAAGTACGAAGTCTAAGTGTGTATGGAGGAGTACAAACTTGGAGCTATGATTCAAAACAAGATGCACTTGTTAAGGTCAGAGAACTTAAAGACTTCGGAGATATGTTTCTAGTTAAGATAATAGAAATACCTAAGCTAGAAACAGTTTAAAGAACAGAGAATAAAAGGAGGAAGAGTGGTAGATACTACCAATATATTTTATGATTCTAAATCACTAAAGAAATGGAGCATAAAATTAGCTAACGCTTGTGGTGGACAAGAAGTGTCTCAAACAAGCATTAGACTCAATAAACAAAACATAAGTAAGATAGCAGAGTTAGTTGATAAGTTTGTTAAAGACCACAACGAAACAAGTCTAGCTTTAATAGAGATAGAAAAAGAAAAAGAGGAGGAGGAGGAGTGATGCCTTGGACAATAGATAGAAAAACAAGGACGCTATTTAGATTCAGAATATTTACTAGAGAATATAGAATCTATTTACACAGTAAGAGAGAATACTATGAACCAATAGGAGAACTAAGCCCTGAGTTTTTAAAAGACTTAGAGGACCTAAGTGAAAAAAGAAAAGCTACTATTAAAAAACATAATGAAAAAATAAGTAAAGGAGTGAAGTAATGATACTTCAAACAATAGATAACAAGACATATATTAATGGTATTGAATCTCCCATTGAAGATATGCCTGAAGATAAGATAGAAGAAAGATTAATAGCTACACAAAAGCAGGTTCAACAAGCACAACAAAAAATAAATAAGCTACATGAACAGAGAGATGAACTTATTTCTTATGCTTTTGCTAATGGATTTAGTGCTATCAGATTAGGAAGTATCGTAGGAGTTACAAGACAACGCATATACAATATAATATTTGGAAACAAAACACGTTTTCAAGCAGACAAAAATGAGGAGGAATAATGGCTAAGTTTAACTTAGATAATTATGAATTAGTAGAAGATAGATTAAAGAAATTCTGGAAGGATAATCCTAATGGGAGAATCAATACAGATGTGGTAAGCAGTAGTGATGATGGAACTATGGTCATAGTCAAGGCAGAACTATACCTTGATAAGAATGACACAACTCCAGTATCAAGTGGACTAGCCCAAGAAACTAAAGGACTAGGTGGATTTGCTAACAATGAAGCATGGCTTGAGAACTGTGAGTCTAGTGCAATAGGTAGAGCATTAGCTAACTGGAAGTATCAAGGTAATAAAAAACCTAGACCAACACAAGAGGAGATGAAGAAGGTATCTGTACCTAATGAGGTTAAGGTTGAAAAGAAACCAGCAGCTAAATTATCTAAAGAGGAAGTAAAGAAGATGGAAGATATAGCTAGTGAGATGGTATCTGATGATGTAAAAAAATCACCAGTTGCTGAACAGTTAAACCATAGTCTTGAAGTTATGATACCTGATGAGAACCAAAGAGATTCTTTAAAGAAGAGAGCATACAACGAGTTAGTTAATATGAATGTTGCTGATAAGGACATAACCAAATGGACTGCTGATAACATGAGTACCTTTCTTACACGAGTAGAGGATTACTTGAAGGAAGATACTTCCGAACCTGAAACAACTAAAGATATAGTTGAAGAAGTATTCGGAGAAGTTACTGATAAGTCAGGAAAGATATGCCCAGTATGTAACAAGTCTGGAAATATTGAGGACAACAGAGAGAAGAAAGATGCTGACCCAGGTAAGTTTGGTAAGATTCCAGACTTTGCATGTAGTAATTATCAAGATAAAGATGGTTGTGGTCAGGGATGGTGGATGAATAATGCACCAACAGAATGGCTTTAGAACCAATAGGTAACTCAGTAGGTATAGAAATATTAAAAGAGAAACTAAAAAAAAGATTCCCTAATCATAATTTTAATATACCTCCTGAACCTGATACAAGATGTAAAGCACCTCGCTTATGTAAAGATAATAAAATATTCTATACTGATAGTGAAGGAAATAAATATTGTGGTCAAAGATATAAGCTACAACACCCAAAGATTTCACACAGTTGGGAGTGGTCAACTTGTCATGCTTTAGTAGAGAAAAAAAAGGAGGAAGATAATGCCCAAGAGCTACCCTTCTGATGCTTATAAAAGAGGTAATAGAAGAAAAGGAAAAGGAATACCAATACCACCTGAGATTTTATCTTGGGATGAATCAAAAGCAGGAGAGCTAATAAATATAAATGATTGGGAGGAAGAAGAAGAATGATTATTAATATATTATTTTATTTAAAGAACTTTATATTTAAGAATAGATATACACCTAAAGAGATAAGAAAGTTTATTTGTTTTATGTGTGGAGATAATCATACATTCCCATTTACAAGTAAAGATTATATGTGTTGTAATCCCTGCTTAAAAACATTGGCTGAATAATGAGCCATCCAGTTCCAGGTCAGAGTTATTATTGTGAAGATTGTCAAGAACTATTACAAGATGAACCTCACAAATGTATTCACGTAACAGGATATAAGTAATGGGATTCTGGTACGACCCTGAAATAGATTCAGTTAAACCTATTAGTGAAACAGGTAAGCATAATGAATTAGATTATGATGAGAGAGCAGGTAACTATATAGATTTTGCTGAAGAAATATTTGAAGACTATTGCAAACTTAAAGGCATGAAATATCGGAGGCTTCATCTAAACGATACACCTGATTTTAAATCTAGTCCTATACCTCAATGGTTTAATATGAATCCTCTAATAAAATCCTTCCCTGATTATTTTGTGTATGATGACAAACAACATTTCTTTTGTGAGATTAAATCAAGTTACAAAATAAAACTTAAGGATTTAAAACACTACATCTTATTTGATTCCTTAATGTGTGAAGATTATGCAACCAACTACTGCATTGTGGTATGTATAAGAGGAGAAGAACCAAAGTTCCTTACAGTAGATATGATACTCAAAGCATTACCTAAATCTAAATTAGATAAGTTCCATGATGGACCAGAATATTTTAACCTAAAGAATCTTTAAGTTATCCCAACCTTTTTTATTTATAGTAAAAGTTAATACTCCTGGATGACTCCACAATCCTGAACGTGCAGTAAAATCTATAGACTTATCTAAGCTAGGACATTGAAACCAAGTTCTATCTCCTTGCTGCTTACTTCTAAAGTGATGGTAGTGAGCTGTGATTAAAACTTTTACGTCATTCATAGGCAAGAACCCATACATCTGACCCTTCCACCAGTTCTCTATCTTATTTTCTGGATTACCTCCAGGTCCACCTTGCATATGACCATGACTTAACCCAGTCTTAATTCCTTTTATGTCTAGGACTTGATGGAAATCATCTGCAACATCTACCTTAACCTTCTTATATCTCTTAGGATTAGCAGACATTATTTCACCACATATATCTAGGTGCATTGTGTCTGAGTTATCAAGTCGGTTCGTAGTAACGGAACCTTTGGCTGACCTTGACATTTCACCATGATTCCCTGGAACACCTGCAAGTATTAGCTTATCAGCTAAAGGTAAGAAGGTATCTATTGTTTTCATTAGCATAGCTCTTGCTAGTGC